CCGTGGTGACCCCAGATGAGCGCTCAGAGGCCCATAAGGCGGCAGGAGAGCCGCCTGAGCCCGAAGGTTGGGACGATGTTGACATCTGGAACTCCGCCACTTCTCAGAAAGCCCGCGAGCGCTACGCCCTGTTGCAATATCAGCTACGCGCAGAAGAGCGTGAAGAGCCGCTGGCGCATCGGGTGAAACGGCTGGAAAGTGTCGCCGGAGTCGATCTCACCCGGCATCTGAACCGGATCGAGCAGGCGGTAACTGCGGGAGAACGCAAGGTGGGCCTTCTCGACCCTCGCAAAGTGTCCGACCGGATCGGGTAGAATTGTTGTCGTTAGCTGGGCTTTCGATTCGCTCAATAGAAGGTCTACCGCGAATCGGCGCGCCTTTGGTGGTAGGAGATTCCTTTGCCTGAAGCTAAGAGACGTGTCGTCGGCATCTGCCCATTCTGTTTTGAGCAGCTACCCACCGACGACTACTACGAGGATGAGTTCGTCGCGCACGACCACGGTTGTTCCTGCCCTCCGGTCGTCTGCGAGGTAGGCCCGAACGGCATCGATGAATCAGAGGTCGAACGCATCCATCGCGTCAGCCAAGGCCGATGGAGCCGCGAACGGCAGGCTGCGCTTGAGACCCGCGAGAAGAGCAACGCTTGGTGGCGCCGCTTCTACGCCCTGCCAGAGTCCGTGAGGATGGAGCGATTCGGCTACACCACGCGCATGGGCGGCCTAGAAAAGGCGATGAAGGATGTCTGGCCGAAGGGCTCGCAGTCGATGCAAGAAGCGCTCTACACCGATAGCCCGCTTTTGAAGTTGACCGAGAGGTAAAGCGCCACAGATGAGCGACTTCTTGAATCTCTTCGAGTCTGGCGGCAAGCCTCTGACCTTCTCCAAGGCGGAATGCAAAGTCTGCGGCATGTTCAGCCTCGGCGGCCTCACGTGGCTTAGTTCCCATCGATGTCCGGAGCCGTTCTCACCCGAGAGCGCGCAGCGGATCTACGACTCGGTGGTCGGCTCCCGGATGATCGTCTCACCCACCTTCAAGGCTCGCCTTCAGATGTCATGGCGCCACGGTTACGTCAAGAGCCACGCTCAGCGCACCACCGACGACATGGAGTCCGAATTTCGATGACCAAGACCATAGAGAGACGAGAGCGCTAGAGATGCCTGACGGAACTTCTCCCTGGAAAGTGGTGGCCAGATCCAAGCGCCACGAGGGAAGCGCAGAGGTTGCGCAGGCCGTTCTGGACAAGCTCTGGGCTGATCCGGCTCAACGTTCGGAGTTCTGGACTGCTTACTGCAAAAGGGTACGCGAAGCACTGGCCAAAGGCGAAATCTGATGCCTGGCTCGCCGTACTCAGAGCTTGAACAGAAAGAGGCGATGGCCCTCTTCGTCCTCGCCAGCGCCAAACCTAAGCCCTACGTACGAGCGGTGGAGAGCTACAACGAGGCGGCGAAAGAGGAGAACCGCCCTCCCTGCAAAGTCCCCTACGGCACGGTCAAGCGCTGGGCCTATACGGACAAGCGAGAACTCTTCCAGCAGGTCAAATCCGAGATGGGCTCCTCGGTGTACGCAGCGATGGAGGACAGGACCCTAGGCCTCGCACGTGTAGGTGTGGAACTCCTCGGCTCCGTCGCATCGGAGCTTGAGACGCGCCTCAGCACCGATGAGATCAAAGCCCTGAAGACCCCCGAACTCCTCAAGGCCTGGCACGAGCTGCACGTGGGCATGGACATCTCCCTGGGCAAAGCGATGGCCATCGGCGGCAAACCGACCTCCATCGTCCGCATGGACTACGGGGACATCAAACAGCAGCTCGAAACCCGCCACGGCATCAAGCTCACCCTCCCCGGTGAAGAGTCTCCACACCTTGAGAAGTACGACCTGACGTTGGAGGAGAGCAACGCATGAGCTGGAAGGCGGAATGCATCGGTGGCCACCTTGATGGCCGCATCGTGGATGCAATCGGTCCGATCTTCCGTGTGGCGCGACCCCGCGTCCCGCGTCCCGTAGTCTCGCTATCTACGTCCCTCCCGAAGCGATCCCGGTCAACGAACCGCCCGCTATCGACGAGTACCGGCTGCACCAGACCGACGACGGGCAGTACGTCTATGCCTTCGACGGTCACCGCTGGCTGAACCGAACCTAGAACTTCACGCAACCAAGTGGTTTCAGTTAGATAGCTGTTCCGTCTGCGCGTAGGTCTCAGGCGGCTAATCGGTAGCGCCAAGCCTCCACGCACGACGCCTCAACTGACGAGACCACAAGACCGTCTGTCTTGCACTCACTCAGTCCTGATGACTGCATGTACTTGGCTCTACAGAGCCACGTCTAAGACCTTCGTGTCTCCCTGGATGTCTGAACCTCGAACCATCCCCGAACAAAAGACCAAGGGGGGGAGGGAAGGGGTCGGAGTCTTGCGCGCCGCCAATATCAATATGCGGCCCAGATGCGCAAAATCAGACCAACTGGCGTCCTGTACTGTCAGTACAATTGCCCAATGAGGAATTGCAGAACGTGCAGTCGGGAGTTTTCACCGATCGCGAACCAGCATTACTGCGGCGAACCTTGCCAGTCGCCTTCAACGGTCTTCCACGAACGAAAGGGTGGCTCCTGTCGGGCCTGCGGCGCACCGATAGCGGATGGTCGTCTGTCCTACTGCTCCGAAGAGTGCCGCGACAAGGGCCGCCCGCAGAAAAAGCCGCGAATCCGGAAACCGCCTTACAGCCGGATCTGCGATGGCTGCGGCGACACTTGGTTCCCGTCAAGTTCAGCGGTCAAGGGAAAGCTCTGTGCGTCGTGTCGGGAGAGCAAGAGGGAAGCCCATGTCTTCACTGAACGTTCCAACTGGCGGCAAGCCGTGCGAAACCGCGCCTCTAACCGCTGCGAGGAATGTGACGCCACGGAGCAGGACACCGGCGCCTACCACCACGCTCACCACATCAAGCCTCGGGCAGAAGGTGGCCAGGACACGTTGGCGAATGGTCGCCTTCTCTGTGTCAATTGTCATGACAAGACGCACGGAGGCCCCGCCGTTGGCGGATCGTTGCTCGTCAATCCTCCCACCGATGACTTGGTCGAGCGGATCGCGGAACGAGTCGTGGAGATCCTCAAGAAGGAATCGCTCGTATGAGGCTCGACAACGTCATCCAGTTCCGCGTGAGTTCGGAGGAGAAGGAAGAGCTTCAAAGACGAGCCGCGCCGCATGGACTGTCTCGTCTGATCCGCGAGGCGCTGGGTTTGCCGGTCGCCGACAAGGTGGCTCCCTCGGAGGAGACCGCGCCGACGAAAGGATCGGGAGGAATGGACCCGAAGGAGCTCACCCGCCTTGCGAGGGAACGACACCCGACGCTTCCTCTTGCCTTCGCGGAAATGAAAGTCAGGGCGGAACTCAGATGAAGATTCCGACCGCACTCGAAGAGATGGTCGCCGGTCTGATCTCCGACGAGCAGAAGAAGCGGGAAGAGGTCGAAGGAATCCTCTCGAAGATCCACGAGTTGACCGAGCCCTTCTTCAACCCAGACGCGCCTACGAGCGGCGAGATCGCGGAGGGCGCCAGGCAGACGTGGGTCGGGAAAGTCGAAGAGGAGCCCGCGCCCGTCCTCTCACAGGCCGAGAAATTGAAGAACTTCTCCGCAGCCTTCGAACGCCGAGGGATGCCTCCTGAGAGGGCCAGAGACGCCGCTGAAGAGGCCCTCGGCATGAGGGACGGCTCCCGATGACCGAACGAGAGATCGAACTGCGTATGTGCGAACAGTTCGCCGAATACTTCAAGGCGAAAGCCGACGAGGCCTGGAAGCGCGGAATGCAGGAGCGCGCGGAGACCTTCGAAGAGGTCGTTCAGGACTTCACTCCGCAGATCGTGATTCTCAGAGACACCGACTAGCAGGCCCCCTTTCGTGGGGTCTCGACCCTTACGAAAGGAACACCGTGGCGCAGAAGTGGTTGCAGGATGCGATCAAGCGGAAGGGCCAGCTCCACCGAGACCTAGGGGTTCCGCAGGGTCAGAAGATCCCACTCGCGAAGGAGGAGGCTGCCGCGAAGGGGTCGGGTAAGACCGCTCAGCGCGCCCGTCTGGCCATCGAGATGCGGGGATTCAAGAAGTAAGATGGAGCGAATCGTCGGAGCACCGTCGAAAGGCGGCCGTAGACCCACCCAGGTAGCTCCGTCGAAGACTCCGACCGTCCGTCCCACGGCCCAGAAGGGCGGGGGCGGGAACAAGGCGGCGGGGAGCGTCGAACCGACCGCCGCCAACACCCCTACGGTCTCCGTCTCACCTTCCGGGGAAGTTTCAACGCAGCATTTTGGCCGTTCGGATGTCCGTCAGGATGTCGCCCGCAAAGCGCATCAGGAAGCCGTTCGCTCCCGAAAAAGGGTCCAGCGTGTCCGAACTTATGTCCGTCGTCGTGACCGGGAACTGACCCCCAAACGGGAAGTCAAGGTCTCGAAGGACTTTGTCCAGGGCATCGAAAAGAAATCCAACCTGGACAAACCCGTCACCGTGGCCGAACACAAACGCTCGGTTCCGGGGCCGACGAAGCAAAAGACGATCCCCGTCGCCATGCACCAGCGCAAGCTTCCGGCATCGACCGCGATCCTCGCCAGCGACAAGGCCGCCCAGGCGCCACCGAATCCGAAACTCAAAGGGACTCCGGAGGAACGGAAAGAAGCCCGCCAGGCCGTGAGGCAGGCCAAGAAGGAAGTCCGCGCCAGCAGAGCCCCGCAGTCGTTGCGGATCGGGATGATCCAGACGCCCGAACAGGAACGGAACTTGCGCACCGTCCTCAGCACGGGCGAAGAAGACGACGCCACCCGCAAGGAAAAACTCGCCGCCACCGAGACCGGGCTCGTCGAGTCCTACGGATTCAAAAACCTCAAAGGTGGAGATGCCGACTCCGAAGGCTGGCGTCAGGAACGGCGGATGTATTACCCCGAACCGACGAACGTCCGTAAAGGGGCCGAAAACTTCTACGACGAGGCCAAAACCGATCCGTCGATTCCTGGCGGTGGGGGGGAAACGTCAGGTCAGTTGGCCCAGACCGTTCAGGGGTCGGCGTTCCCCGAACGCTACGAAGAACACTCGGCCGAAGCCAAGGCGATCCTCAACGCCTTCGAAGGCTCAAAGCCCTCCCGCAAAGCGCTGAAGAACCTGGCAGCCGCGAAGAAGGAAGCGAAGGATCTCGGGCTGAAGGTCGGCGGTGGGGGAGTCGGCCCCGCACCTCCCAAACTCGTCAAGCGCACCGTCGTCGCAGAGACGGCGATGAAAGAAATCGAAGGGGAACCCTACGTGTGGGGTGGCGGCCACGGTTCCTTCGACGAAGCCGGGAAAGACTGCTCTGGTGCGGTCGGTTACGTCCTCCACAAGGTCGAGCCGAATGTGATGACCGCCCCCCTCACCTCGGGCGACATGGGATCGGTCCTCAAGCCCGGCCCCGGTGCCCTGACGGTCTACTACAACGCCGGACACACCTTCCTGAGCTACGTGAACAAGAAGGGCGAAACGATCTACTGGGGGACCTCCGTGGGTGACTCGGGAGCAGGTGGCCTCGGGCCTCACCCGGCGCCCTCGGCCGAATACCTCTCCGAGTACAACGTCGGCCACGTCCCCGGCATGGGCCGCAAGCAGGCACTTCAGCTAGGCGCGGAACCGGGCTCCTTCACGAGTGCAGGGAGCACGAGCACCCCGGGAACCTTCTCCTCACAGCCGGGGATGACCTTCTCCGAAGGCGGCACGGTGGCGACGATCTCCGAAGGCGCGGGAGCCAAGAAGAACGGCAAGCCCGGCTTCTCGGACAAACCGATTGAACTGACGCCTTTCCAGCAACTGACGAAGCGTGTCAAGAAACTTCAGAGCCTCGGGGTGGATGTCCAACTACCGGGGCACGAATCCAAAGCCGAAGCGGCCAACAAGCCCGGCGACTCCTCGCTTCATCAGCAGCTCGCGGCGTTGGAATCCAAATACTCGGTCGGGGCCGTATGAGCGTCACGCTTCCGGGCGGCCTGAAGATCGACGCCACCCCCGAGCAACTGAGGGACCCGGAGGTTCAGAAGCTCCTCGCCGAGGTCATGTCGACCCTCGACGAGAACCCGCTCCAGAAGTTCCGCCCCCACGCCAAGCAGGTCGCCTTCATGGCCTCCGAGGCTAAGACGAAGGTCTACATGGGCGGCACGCGCTCGGGGAAGTCCACCGCAGGTGTCGTCTACGTCGTCATTCAGTTGGTCGACGACGACATGGTCCCGGAGCACCTGAAGCCCTACAAGCGCTGGAAGGCCCCGGTCAAGGCCCGCGTGATCATGCCGGACTTCGGCGCCACCCTCATGTCGGTGATGGAAACCCTTCACAAATGGGTGCCCGAGTCCCAGCTTCGAGGCGGTAGTTGGGAAAAGGCCTGGAAGGAGAAAGACCACCAGCTCCACTTCGCCAACGGGGGGATGATCGACTTCCTCACGCTGGAGCAGGACGTGAACAAGTTCGGCGGCGTCACCCGCCAGATCGTCCTCTACGACGAGGAACCCAAAGGGGACAAGGGCGAAGAAATCCGCTGGAACACCTCGATGCGCCTGGCGGAGGTCAACGGGGAAGAGCTTTTCGCCTACTCCCCGATCCACGGTCTCGGCTGGACCCATGACGAGTTCGAGGAGAAGAAGGGACCGGAACGAGCCCCGCAGGTCTGGGAGGAACCGGAATCCGAGGACTACCCCAACGGACTGATCGTCGTGCGCTCCTCGATCTACGACAACCCCTATCTCTCGAAGGCGGGGCTCGAAGGGGCCTTGGCCAAAATCCCCGAGACCGTCAGAGCCTCCTACGCCGAGGGGAACTACACCCACTTCAAGGGGCTGGTCTATCCGGAATTCTCCGCCGCGATCCATGTGGTCGACGAATCGCTGGTCGACACTGAACGCATCCGCCCGCTCTTGCAAGTCGATTCGATTGATCCCGGTCAGCAGGTCACGGCGGTTCTCTTCACGGGCTTCGACCAGGAAGGACGCCTAGGCGTCTACGACGAGTACAAAGCCTCCGGCGTCTCGGCCATTCCGGAGAACTGCGCTGAACGGATCTTCGACATACGGGAGCGCTGGGGGATACCGAAGGAGCCGAAGTACCGGATCATCGACCCCTCCGCCTGGACCCGCGAACTCGCCACCGGCAAACGGATCGACATGGCGTGGAGGGAAGCGGGGATGAAGGTGATCCCGGCCCAGAACGAAGTCGAAGCCGGGGTGTTCGAGGTCATGCGTCGGCTGAGCCATAAAAACGCCGACGGCGAACCGGAACCGCTGATCTGGATCTCCTCCCGATGCGTCCACCTTCTGAAAGAGCTTGGCAAGTATCGCCTTGAACCCAAGGCGGATGGTTCCTTCGGGGTGGTCAAGAAGAACGACCACTTCTGTGACGCGCTTCGCTACGCCGCGATGACCCACCAGATCGCCAAGGAGCGTCGCAAAGGCCGTAAGGAACGGACCGAAAAACGTTGGGTCCCCGGCACGGCAGGCGAGTTCAATCCACCCCCGAAAAAAGCCCACGGCATCGTGGGGAAGTTCAGCTAAGGAGAACCATGAGCCGCATCCGACTCGTAGACAAACTCGACTTCCTCCCGAAGAAGTGCGTCGTGACCGGGCGCGGTGGAGATGGTCCGTTCGTGGACTTCGGTCCTGACGTGACCTACATGGGGAACGATCCCCACAACGTCTACCTCCGCCGCGACATGGTCGAAAAGGGCGGGAAGGCCTGCGGGATGCTGACCTACCAGGAAGGCGCGCAGCTCCAGGAGGAACGCGCTGAACTCGTCGCGGAGAACGCCGAGCTGACCCGCAACGCCAAAGCTTCCGCTCTGCACTCCCACGCCGAGGCGGCAAAGCTCGCATACGCGGGGGCCGCCGTGGCCAGCAAAGTCATCCTCGAACACAACCCTGAAATCGAGCTTCCCGACGAGGCGATCATCGCCGCCGCCGAGGAACTCGTAGAGCCCACCAAGGAGGAGATCCTTAAATCATGAGCCCAATCCTCGAAGGCAACACCGGAAGCTCCAACACCCTGCCGGGTCCCGTCCGGAAGATCGTCTGTCAGGCCGGACAGGTGATCATCATCGACCCGACCGAGAAGCCGCCCGCCTGCACCGCTCTAAACCCCGACGACGTATTCGACGGTGAAGGTAAAGCCGGGCTCCGCATCTACGACGTGGACGGCTCACGCCTCTACTGGGAGAGCACGCTCGAAGGCGAGAACCGCACCGACTCCCAACTAGTCGTCGCCCCCGATGCACGCCCCGAGACCGATCCCCGTGGCGAGCCGTTGGAGACTCCGACCGACGATCAGCCTGAAGCGAAACCGAAAGCCAAGAAGAAACCGAAAGCCAAGGCGTAGGACATGTCGGCATTCCCCGGTGGTTTCCTGCGATCCAGCGGGAAACTCGTCATCAAACCCGAAGGCACCGGCAGACGCAGGGAAGGGCTCCTGCGTACCTCTGCCGGGTCCTTGGCGACGAAAGCCGGGGGGACCATCGCGCGCGTCCGGAACGGCTGGCCTGTGACGAGCACCGGGGCGGTCTGCGTCTCGGAAGGCTCGACGATCTCCAAGGTCCGCTACGGGCTACCGCTCGACTCGGCGGGACGCGTGGTCGTCTCGACCAACGCCGGGGTCCGCAACAAGGCCAACTTCCTCAGGGACTCGGGCAACAGGCTCGTGACGGTCGAAGGCGCGTGATCGCGCTGGCGGTCATCTGCGTGGCTCTGATCGGTCTGAACGTCGTCCAGTACGTCTACGCCCAGAAGGAGCGGGAGAAGCTCGTGAGGCGCATCTCAGAACCCCAGCAGGTGATCGTGGAGAACATCCCCAAGCGGGAGAAGCCTGAGCGCGTCTGGACCGATGAGCAGTACAAGCAGCTCATGATCTCGCGTGGGCAGATCCCGAGGGACAACTGATGGCAAGCCTGACCGAAGTGGCGGCGAAGGTCGTAGGGAAACGGACTCCCTCAGATGAAGAGAAGGAGCCGACGAAGAAGCTCATCCCTCCGAAGATCCCGCCGAAGGAAGTCACCAAACGGCTCGACAGGGGTCGGGAACGCCTGAAACAGGTACAGGCACGCCGCAAGCAGGCCATCGAATTCGTCAACGGCAACCACTACGTCTTCATCACCGAGGACCGCCTTCAGGTCAACCAGACGAGCACCGTGGCCATCTCCGATGGCGGGCTCATGCCGGACCACCGGGTGCGTCGGAGCCACGACCTTCTCGGCCCGATCATCAAGCGCAAAATCTCCACCGCCGTCCAGCGCATACCGGGCTACGAAGTGATCCAGTCCGACGAAACCGAGGAAGCATTCCTTGCCGCCCAGATCGCGGAAAAGGTCCTCTACGCAGGTTACGACAAGTGGGAAGTCAAACGGGCGATGAAGAAGCTGATCTGGAACGCCCTGGTCACCGAGGAAGGCTTCATCGGCTCCCGTTGGGATTCGAGCGTCGGTCCCTACGTCGATGTCTCCCGCCATCCCGAAGGCGAGCACTCGATGATCGAGGACGAGAACGGGAAGCAGATCCTCAACCCCTACTACGGGCAGCCACACCCTGAGGAACCGAAATACGTCGGCATGGGTGAGATCAAGCTCGTGGTCCTCGGGGGGCTTGAGGTCATCTCCGAACCGGGCATCGAGTTCGAGGAGTCCAGATGGATCGCCACCGAGACCGCCAAGCCCGTGTCGATGGTCGAAGAGGAACCGGAGTTCATCGACAACGGGGAAAAGCTGAAGGCTGACGCGGAATCCGCCCAGGTCGCCAAGCCCAACCCGAAGGTCCGCTCGGGCACCGAACTGGTCATGGTCACCGAATACCTTGAGCGGCCGTGCCCGAAGTGGCCCGAAGGCCGTCGTCTGGTCATCGCCAACAACCGGGAAATCTTCCCCGAAGAGCGCTACCCGGTCGAAGACGCCGAGGGCAAAGTGGTGGACGAGCCGGCCCTTCACAGGCTGTCCTACGCCATCGACGCGGCCTCCGACAAGAACAGAGGTCTGGTTCAGTCGCTGGTCGAGCCGATGCGCTCCTACGACATGTCCATGAACAAGGGCGAGGAGTGGATTCAGCTTGCCCAGGTGCCGCAGGTCATGGCCCCGGAGGGATCGATCATCACCCCGATCACCGACGAGCCTGGTCTTGTGATCGAAACCGACCCCAACGTCGTCGCCGGATCGAACGTCAAACCGGAATGGAAACCGACCCAGAACGCTCCCGAGGACATCGAGCGTAAGCGTCAGATCTCCCAGGAAGAGCTTTCACGTATCTCCTTCGACACTGAAGTCCCGGCCTCCGTGGAATCGGGCAAACAGGTACAGGCGATCTACGAACTGAACCAGGTCGCCTGGCAGGACTTCATCATCGACCTGGCCGACGTTCACGCACTGGTCGCGAGGGACAACCTGACGCTCGTCCAGCGCCGCTACTCAGAACAGCGTCTGAAGAACTTCAAAGGCGCGGCAGGCTGGGAAGACCTCGCCGAATTCCGAGGGGCGGACATCAAAGGTCAGACCGACGTTCGCGTCGACCCCGGCTCGCTGGAACCTCGGACCCGAGCGGCCATCGAAGGCCGCATCTTGAATATGAATCGAGAATTCCCCGGCTACTTCCCGCCGCCGTTGCTTTTGACTGCGCTGAACCAGGCGAACCCGGACAAACTCTCCGAGCCTTTCGAACGGCAGGAAGCCCGCACCTACCGTCTGATCGCCCAGATCAAGAACGGGACCTTCTGGAGCATCCCTCCGCGCCCGCTGATGCCCGAAGAGGAAGCACCCCTCCTCGATCCGGTGAGCGGCGAACCTGTCATCGACTACAGGACCGGGCAGCCCTTCCAGATGACCTCCGTCCCCGGATGGCTCCCGAAACCGTTCGAAAACGGGGACATCATCAAGGCGGTCTTGGAGAACTGGTTTATGACCTCGGATTGGGACGAGCTGGACCCGGAGCGCCAGAGCGCCGGTCTGCTCGTCTACAAGGCTGTGCTGGACATCCAAAGCAAAGCCGCGCAGCGTCGAGCGGAACTCCAGACCACGATGGCAGAACAGGCGGGAGCGGCCAACGCAGCCCAAGCCGGGGCGCCGAAGGTCATGCCCTCGATGCCCCAGCCGTCTTCTCCGGGCAACCAGCCCGAACCCGCCGCTGCATAAGCGCGGGTCACCGAACTTCCCCTCACGCCTTTAACCAACAGGACCAGGCGACCGGCCAGTTGTCCCCTGCAAAACAAAGGAGAAGTCTCTCGTGTCTGACGAGATCCTCGATCCAGCGGCCCCGGATACCCCGGACCAGCCGGACAACGAAGCCCAAGCCCCCGGAGCCCCGGACCAGGCGGAGCCGAGTTCAGGAGAGGAGTCGTTCACCGACTTCGATCCTTCCACCATCCCCGAGTCTGGAGCGTCCCCTGAGTGGCTGAAAGAGCGCCACGACCAGATGCAGAAACAGTGGACGCAGAAAAACATGGAGATGGGGGAGAAGCTCAGAACCGCAGACCAGCTGCAAACCATCCTCGACACTCTTCGCGAAGGAGATGCTGAGCAACGTCGCGCAACGATGACGATGCTCGGCCTTTCCGAAGACGACGTACTCCAGATGTTCAACCTGGAGCGCGCCGAAGAAGAACAGGCTGAAGCCGATGCAGAGGCGCAGGAGCCCGACGATCTCGATCTTGAGTTCAGGGACCCCCGCGTGGACCGCATCGAAGCTCGCGAAAAAGCAGAAGCAGAACAGGCCGAAGCCAAACAGCGGGAAACTGAAGCCGACGAATACGCCGATGAAGTAGGCAGCGAAATGGAAGGTCAACTGAAAGAGGCTCTCGGCGACGATGTCGACGAGAAGGTCTCCAAATGGATCTTCGCCCAGGCTCTCGACAACCCCGACCAGTTCGGCAAGCCGGATGTCATCGGTGCAGTGGCCGAGTGGAAAGAGTTGGTGGAGAGCCAGGTACAGGAGCGGATGGACTCACGCATGGGTCCACGGGCGACCACTCCTGGTATCCCCGGTTCTGAGCGATTCGACATGTCCACTGATGAGGGTCGAGTCGCTGCCGGTGCAATTGCCGCACGGGAAGCGAGGTCGGCTGCTCGGTAAAAACCAAGGAGTAGCCCATGGCACAGAACGGTGTCGCATTCATCGCCGCTCTGAAGCAGGTCTGGGTCTCAGACACGATCG